TTTTTTCCCTCCTCCATTATAATATTTAATAATGTTTCTCCCCCTCTTGCAGATCCAATTTTCATAGTAGATTTTGGATCAACCCCCCTTTCAAAACTCTGGCTTTCTGAAAGATCCTTGGAAGACTTTATTAAATGGCTGCTTTTACATACAGGACATTGAACCATATAGCTATAACGTCTATTACCAAAAACATCTCTATATCCAGACCTACTCATTACATTATCATCTGTATAAAGATGGGATTCCTTGCAATCAGGACATATATCATTGATAGATGATCTTTTTGAATAGCTACCAATAGACATTGAATCTTTAGGATCCTTTCCTCTTTCAAAATCTACGGATTCATCAATTTTATATTGATTAATTTTATGATATCTAGTTAAGAATTTTTTAAGATATATTTCTAGATCCCTTATTTTTTTAGAAACAAACTGAAGTAGTTCATCTGTATCTTTTATTCCTTTTTTTTCATATGAATCCGGTAAATTCGATAACTCATTAGATGAATTATAATGATTTATTTTTAAGCTTATTTCTGCTACTATAC